CGGGTAAACATTCCCGGCCCGAACGGCGAAGATACCGGCGAGTGGCTGCATGTGCATCATGTCGACTGTGATGCCTTTCGCCGCAAACGCGCTGACGTTTTTGCTGTGGCTGCGACCATTGGCAAGGATGCGAGCGAGGATGAGCGCCGCCAAATTCACGCGGACGCCTTGCTTGAACTGACGGCCTCAACCGTTTCGGCGTGGTCGCTTGAAGATGAGTTCAGCAAAAGCGCAATGGTCGACCTGTTGCGCAATGCTCCGTATCTGGCCGATTGGCTCGACCGCAAGGCGTCGGATTCAGCAGTTTTTTTCGGGAAAGGCTCGACCGGCTCATTGAGCATTGCCGAGCCGAAGCAAGACTAGAGCGACCACCGGAAGGCGGCACAGGGCGTCTGCGTGACCACCTGATGAGTGTCTGGCGTCAAACCGGACGCAAGCCGCGCAAGTTGGAAACGCCGCCGATACCTGATGAACTGGCCTACCTGTGGGGCTACTATTGCACCATCAAGCGCGGCCAGCCGCTGACGTGGCAAGAGGTAAAGGCGTGGTCTGAAATGACCGGAATCCCGCTGCGGGGCTGGGAAGCGGAAACCATCATGCGGATAGAGTCCGCCGTACAGAGGTCAATCACCGATGACAACGCTGGCTGAACTGATTCTAAAGGCGGATTACCGGCAGATTGACGGCGCAAACACTGCGCTCGACCGCATGACCGGAACTGGCGAGAAAACCATTGGAATGGTGACCCGTCTGGCCAGTGCGCTGGGCGTGGCGCTTGGCGTCCGCGAAATAATCGAGGCGTCAGAAGCCTATACCACCATCAATAACCGACTGTCGCTGGTCACGGATTCCAGCGAAGAACTGGCAGCAGCGCAACAAGACGTTTTCGACATTGCCCAGAGAACAAGATCCCCGCTCAAGGAAACCGCCGAAGTCTATCAACGACTGGCAACCAATGCCGATCAGCTTGGCCTGTCACTTGAAGAAGTCGGGAACACCACGGAAACCATCAACAAGCTGATGGTCATTTCCGGAACTTCCGGCGCATCCGCAGCCGCAGCATTGACCCAATTAGGGCAGGCGTTCGCATCTGGAACGTTGCGTGGCGAAGAACTAAACTCCGTAATGGAACAGGCTCCGGCGCTGGCTAAGGCAATTGCCGAAGGCATGGGCGTGACCGTTGGCCAACTACGCGCGCTTGGTCAGGAAGGAAAAATCACAGCGGATGAAGTCGTCAAGGCGCTGAAAAAACAAGGCGCGGCCGTCGATGATCAATTTGGCAAAATGGCTCCGACGATCGGCCAGGCGATGACTCAGGCCGGGAACAGTTTCATCAATTTGATCGGAAAAATGGATCAGGCGGCTGGTGCATCATCCGGTCTTGGGATGGAGATAAGCAATCTATCCAAGCGAATTGATGATATGGACTTGGGGCCGATGATTGAGGCAACAAATCTATGGGCTACCGGACTGCGAAATCTGGCATCAGATGTTGGCGAAGTGAGAAACTTCATCAGCGAGCTAACCGGTGGAGTTGATGTTTTTCGCGCTTTTGCCGAATTGCCGCTAAATATCAGCACGTCTTACCGCATCGTAAAGACACACATCAGCGAAGTTTTCAGCGATGTTGCTGTTGTTGCGGAAAACACCGGCAAACGCATATCGTCTGCATTATTCAGCGGCGCGGTTGAAGCTGGAGCTGAATGGGATAAGGCGAATGAGGCGCAGGCCAAAGGATTGGCCGCAAATGAGCAAAGGCGCGAATCAGCAATCAATAAGATTTTACAGGAACGAGATTCCGAGCTTGCGCTTGCCAAGGCGAAACGTGAAATATACGAGGCTGAGCAAAAATACCTGACCGGCGACGATGTTTTGTCTACAAAGACAAAGGGGGGCGGCAATGCTACGGCAAAAGACAACAAGGCCGACAAGGAAAAAGAGCGGCAGGCAAAATGGCTAGCAGACCAAAAGGTTTATTGGCACAACGAAATCATCGCTGAAATGGACAAAATCGCTCAGCAGTCCGCAATGGAGCAATCCGAAGCTGAGCGCCGCCGCGCATGGCTTGAGTCTGAGTTTGCGACCGAGCGTGAGGCTGAGAAATTACGCTACGACCAGCAATTGGCCGACTTTGCCGAGTACAAGAAGGCATTCGGCCTGCTAGACGAAGATGCTGAGGCCAAAGCAAAGGCTGAGGCGCTTGAGCAAGAGCATCAAAACAGACTGATGGCGATAGATACGGCAGCGCAAAAGAAGCGGCTAGACAACACGCAGAAAGGGCTTGGAATACTGGCAGGACTGATGTCAACAAACAGCCGCCGATTGTTTGAGATAGGCAAGGCTGCGGCCATTGCAAATGCGCTGATTAACGCCAAGGAATCAGTTGTAAGCGCCTACGCTTTTGGGTCAAGGACTGGCGGGCCGATACTTGGAGCAGTGTTTGCTGCAGCTGCGGCTGCGGCTCAGGCGGCAAACATATCAGCGATTGCATCACAGCAATTCGGGTCAGGTAGCGGTGTATCATCTGCCGGTACAGGCGCAATATCATCTCCTGACACCTCCGGCATCACCAGCAACCAACAGCAGCCGGTCAGGGCGCAAACTGTGGACATCCGCGTGCAAAGCCGTGGCCTGTGGCGCGATGAAGATGTTGCCGAACTCATGCAGGCAATCGGTGATAAACTCGGAGACGGTGCCAAGTTCGGACGCGTGGAGTTTATGCAGATATGAGCAGCACATACATCGCGACCTCAATATCGGATGCAAATAAGTTCCTGCCGCATCTATTTATCGCTGATGAGGTCAAAGACGCGACCATGTCGGCTACTAACTCTAGCGCGACCTCAATTGCAGTCCAGACGATGACCACTTACAGCCGGTGGACACCATCGGCCGGGGCGACGATTACAGCCACATTCAGCGGTGCGAAATCAATCGACTATGCTGCAATCTACGTCACGGCAACGGCAGGCACATACACGCTGGAATGGTACAACGGATCATCTTGGGCGGCGATTGGCAGCGCGTTGAGCCGTACCGGAGCCGGTTGCATTGCGTGGGTATTTGCTTCTGTCAGCGCGTCCGCATTGCGTATTGTATGCAGTTCGACGCCAAGCATTGCAGTATTCAAAGCCGGGGCGCGAACGCAGATCCCGGTAGGCATTGGAGTTGGTTATGAGCCTGCCATTTACAACCCCATCGAAAAACTGACCAACACTGTCAGCGTTTCCGGCCAGATTCTCGGCACACAAATGGAATCTTCGCGCATCGAAGAATCGCTCACGTTTGACGCCATCGACCCCGACTGGATTGCGTCAAACTGGATGACCATCCGCAACCTGATGCGAACGGTTGGCGTATTCTTCGCGTGGAACCTCAAGGATTTCAGCGAGAGCGTTATTTACGGCGCTGTGACCGGTGATCCGTCCGTTTCCTTCTCGCAAATCGACGCGATGAAGGCGACAATGAAGATTGAGGGGCCAAAGCATGTCCTATGACACGCTGAAAACTGACCCGGCACGCGAACGAATCGACGTGATGCAGATCACCGTGGAAAAGTGCACCCTGACAAACGGTACAGCACCCTGCACAGCCACGGCAACATGCTTTAACTCCTGGGCGACCTGCAAGGACAAAACCAACTACGCAGCGTCCGATTTCACGCTCTCGTTTTGCACGCCAGCCAGCATCTGCCCCGATGGATACATTCCGTTCCTCAAATCCGTGCAGTCCGATTCCGGCGAGCCAGACCCCGAGAACGGTCTCGGCAAACGCACCTCGGTATCTTTTACCCTGCTTGACGCACCACACGATGACATCGGCATCGACCCTTATCTGTCGACCCGTACCTACAACCCCATGGAGCGAGGTACGTTCTGGCCGAGATTCAAGACCCGCTGGCCGTTTTACAATGGCCGCTCGGTCAAATGGTATCGCGGATACGTGCATGAGCCGTTCAGCCTGGCCAACTGCAAGCGCATGGATTACATCGCTGAGGAACTGAAAGGATGGGGTCGGGGCAATGTGGTTCTGACCGCGAAAGACCCGCTGAAATTGGCCGACAACGACAGGGCCGAGTACCCGATTCGCAGCACTGGCCGACTGGAAACGGCACTCGACGCGACAACTAGTTACACCACGCTGGACATTATCACCGACCGGCCAACCGAGTACGCAATTCAGTCGTTTGAGCCGTCTTTCAGCGCCGTCCGCATCGGTGACGAGATCTACAAATACACCGGCACGACAGCGCACACAGGCGGCATCCGGCTGACTGGTGTCACCGTTGGCGGGTTTGACCAGTACGAGACCACGCGCACCACTCACGCGGCAGGCGACCTAGTACAGAAGTGCGCCTACTTCAAGGCCATGCGCCCGATTGATGTTTTCCAAGTGCTGCTTGAGGATGGCGCTGCCATTGACTCTGCCTACATCCCCTATGCCGACTGGCTGGCCGAATCAACGACATGGATTGCCGGGTTCCGGATCACGCGCCTTGTGTGCGACCCTGAAGGCGTCAAAAAGTCGTTTGACGAGCTAATCCCGCAGACCTC